ACTACTCCGCCAACCCGGCGAAGAAGGATCCCAGCTACCGCGACAACGTGAAGTCAGGGATGCCGATTCGCCAGTACATGCAGGAATACGAACTGCAATGGGAGAGTTATGCAGGCACACCCGTCTATCCAGATTTCCAGCGCTCGCTTCACGGCGTCAAAACCAAAATCGAGCCGGTCTTGGGTTTACCTCTACTGCGTGGCTGGGATTTTGGTCTTACTCCGGCTTGCATCGTCGCTCAGTACGTTGGGCGTCAGCTTCGGGTTATTCATGAATTCGTGGCGATCAACAAGGGCGCCGAGCAGTTTTCAAAAGAAGTCCTCGCCGAGTGCCGAATCCTCTGGCCTCACTTCAGCGATCCCAAGAAGGACTGGCGAGACTGCATCGATCCTTCCGGCTACGCTCGCAAGGACACCGACGAGGGCACCTGCGCGCGCGTACTGGTGAAGCAGGGGCTCTACCCGATCCCCGGTCCCGTTGCCTTCGAAGCTCGGCGCGAATCGGTTGAGGGCTTTCTCACTTCCATGGACAAGGAAGGTCCGCACTTCCAAATCGCGCTCGCGCAGTGCCCGGTTCTCACTCGCGGATTCGAAGGCGGATATCGGTACGACGAAAAAGCGATTGACGTAGAACCCAACAAGGTGCGACCAATCAAGGACGAGCATTCGCATCCGCACGACGCGCTTCAGTACGTGTGTTCGACGGTGAAGGTTTGGCAGCGCCGATGGCAGCGAAGTCAGATCCCAACTCCGTCGTACGCGTTCGGACGCGGCAGCGGGAATTTTGAGAAGGGCAAAGCATGAGCACATCGGAACGTGCCGGCGAAATGGACTACATCGGCCAGCTCCAAATTCCCGAGGGCACTCCGCCCGAGGACGAGCAGATCATTCGCGCGACGTACTGCTACCGCGAGGAAGCGTACATCGCCAAGCGCGAGCGGATGATCCAGAATCGAACCAACTTCGACACCTACAATCAGAAGGGCGACTTCTCGCACAAGAAGCGCGGCCAGTCGCGCGAATTCCTGCCGAAGCAGGCGCTCGCCGTCGAGCAGATTTCCTCGTTCTTCCACCAGGCGCTCCTCGATATCGGCGAGTGGTTCAGCGTCGACGCCGAGCCGGGCGCGAAGAAGCAGGCCTTCACTCCGCACGAGATGAAGGTCCTCATGAAACGCCAGCTCGAGAAGACGCACTTCGACCAGAAGATCGTCGACGCGCTCAAGCTCGGTCTCCTCGGATCGCTCTGCAATCTGAAGGTCCATGGGCGTTGGGTGGACAAGGCGAATTTTTACACAGAGCCGTACCTCGATCCGGACGGGCTCATGCGAAAGCAGCTCTACCGCGCCGCCAAGAAAGTCTGGCAGCTCGAGGTGAGCACCTTCCGCCACGAAGACTGGTTTCCGGATCCGACGGGCGATGGCCTGTTTCACATTCAGCAGATCGAAATGGATCTGCACAAGGTCAAGGAGCTCTCCCGCGGGCCGAACGCGCTCTACGACGAGGAAGTGGTCAACAAGATCACCGGCGGCTTCGAGGACATGGAGCAGGTCGCGCGCAAAGCTCGCGAGACCGGGCAGAACCAGACCTTTACGAGTTATCGCAAGCGCGTGCGCTTGTGGGAGTGTTGGGGCACGATCATCGATCCGTCGACGGGCGAGGTGCTCTACAGGGACGTGACATGGACGGTCGCGAACGATAGGTACTTGATCCAGCGACCAAGGCCCTACCCGTTTTGGCACGGAAGCCATCCCTTTATTTCCGAGCCGATCGTCCGCACACCGCATTCCGTCTGGCACAAGGCTCTCATGGACGCGCCGACGCAGCTCAACCTCGCGCTCAACGAGGCGTTCAATCTCGCGCTCGACTGCGGGATCATGGCCGCGTTCGGCATCCGCCAGCTCCATACCGACTGGCTCGCCGACGAGACGAAGGTCGCCGACGGCATCGCCCAGGGCGACACGCTCGAAGTAAACGAGCGCTGCCCTCCGGGCATGAAGGTCATGGAGAGCGTTCAGACCGGCACGCTCTCGCCGGAATTCCTCCAAATGTTCAATCTGGCGAACCAGGAATTCAACCTCTCAGCGATCACGAACGATCTGCGCATGGGCGCGCTCCCGCAGCGCCAGGTGAAGGCGACCGAGGTCGTCGAGGCCTCGCAGACGATCACGAGCATGTTCACGGGTATCGCCAAGGTCCTCGAGAACAACCTGATCGTGCAGACGCTCATGAAGGTCTGGCTCACGATCGCGCAAAACATGGACGACCTCGACAGCGAGGAAGTCCAGGCGCTTCTCGGCAAGGAGCGCGCGCTCGCGCTCGCGGCCATGTCGCCAGAAGATCGATTCGCTCAGACGGCGAGCGGGATCAAATTCAAGGTGTTCGGCGTCTCGCTGATCCTCTCGAAGATGAAGGACTTCAAGAAGCTCACGTCGCTCCTTCAGACGATCGCTGGAAATCAGGGCCTCATGGAAGCCTTCATCAAGAAGTACGACATGGAGAAGCTCCTGACGGAGATCATGACCGCGCTCGACATCGATGCCGAGAAGCTCGAGACGACGCCGGAAGAACAGGCCGCGATGGCAGGTGCCGCGAAGCCCGGTCAGCCCGGATCCGCTCCGCAGGGCCCGGACATGCAGTCTCAGATCGCGCAGGTCTCCGGCATGAACAACGACGGCGGATCCGCCGGCGGTCCTCAGCCCGGGATGCCGCAGTCGCAGTTCCCGCCGCAAGCGATGAGGGGGCTCTGATTTGAGCGAGGCCGACAAGCTTCAGAATCAGATCGGAGAGGGCAAGGTCGCCACGATCATGTCCGAGCAGTTCGGCGCAGTGATCGCCGAGCTCAAGGGTAGGCGCCTCGAGGCCCTGAAGTCGAAATTCCGCCAGGGAAAAGTCTCGCAGGAAGACTTGCTGGTTGAAGTTGCCGGGATCGTCGCCTACGATGATCTCGAGGCAGAGATCAAAAGGAAGATCACGCGAGGCAATATCGCCTCGCACGAATTGAACAAAGGAGCGACGAATGCCTGAACCAACGGAGCATCTTCAGCATCAGAACCCGGACAATGCGATTCTTCAGGGCGGTCTCGGTGATCCGATCACCACTCAGACGCCTGCCGCGGGGCAGATCCCCGAAGGCGGAGATCCTGCGCACCTGACGCCTCCCGCTGGCGGCGAACCCGCTCCGGCGAAGGTCGTGTTCAACGGCCGCGAATTCAATTCCGCTGCCGAAGCTCTCGCGTACGCGGAGGGCCTCAACCGCTCCCAGGCCGCGGCCTCGAGCGCGCTCGGCCAGCCTGCCGCGGCTCCGCAGGCGCCCGCAGAGCCCCAACCGCACGAGCTGATCTTCGAAAATCCGGAGCGCGCGCTCAAGCTCGTGGAGGATCGCGCTGCCGAGCGCATCCGGAATGAGCAAAAACAAGTTGAAGAAACCAAAAATCGCTGGAATGATTTTTACACGAAGCATCCCGATCTTCGTGGGAAGGAATTCCTCGTCGATTCGGTGCTGAACCGGGAACTGGCTCGAGGGACGTTCAACGGAATGTCTGTCGACCAGGGAATGCCGATTCTGGCAACGAAGGCGCGGGAAGAGGTCCAGAAGATCGTGAACGCTGCGAATGGTGGACAAGCGTTGCCGAGAGGTCCCGCGGTGGTCGCGGGAACTACCGGGGGCCAGGCCCCGAAACCGCCTGCCCCGGCCGCTCCTAAGACGACGAGTTTCGTCGAGGAGCTCCAGGGAATGCGAAAACGGGGTTAAATATCCCCTCGGCTTCTCAGGATGAGAGGCTAGGACTTCAAGGAGGAAGGCATGAATTTTACGTGGAGCTTCGACGCCCCAAACGGCGTCTATAAGTCTCATGAAATGTCTTCCGCGTTGCGCAAGGCCGCCATCGCGGAGACCAAGTTTCTTCAGTTCGCGAAGCCTGAGCCGGGCTATGGGAAGAAGTCGGGTGACACCATCACGATCACCCGCATTTCGAACCTGGCCGTCCCGGCCGACGGGCGCCTCGCGGAAACCACGAAGATCCCCGAGGATCAGCTCACGCTGACCACGGTCGGCATCGTGGTTCATGAATGGGGCCGTGCGGTTCCGTTCACGAGCT